AGTTTATTGACCCGTATGAATCAGCAACTTACGGGAGCCTCCTAATTTTTTACAAAAGTTCTTAAACATTATATTAAATCAAACTGGTGATTGACAGGTTCCTTTGATCCTTTTCTTATATTGTCGAGACGAAGCATTGGCCGAAGGTTGGATATGTGATTTGCCATTCTCCTGTCATTAGGATTGGTTAGATCAAATGCAGACAATGGGACAACATGATCAATCGTCCACTTGGTTCCATGATTATCCCATTTCATTCCGTTCTTAAACTGAGATTGCAATCTAATCATTGCGTCATTAAATGAACATCCAATATAATCCTCTGTCCTCATCTCTCTCTTTATTTTAAGATGATCAATGACCCTCTTAACATGACTCCTCATTAGATGCCTAGCTTTTTGTATTGGAGTAAGTGGAACCTCTCGCTTCAATCTTGCTGTATCACGTCTAATCCTTCTGTCGGCCTGAGAATCCCTGCTAATTAAATCTATGGCATTTGTCCTAGAAGAAAGAAGCTCTCTTTTCCCAGCAGTTTTATTTGATCCTCTAGGATTATATACACCACATCGAATCATCTTAATGCGAACAGAATTATAATTCATTGCCATAACCTTTCCTATCGTCTTTATTCCATACCCCAAAGATTGTAGGCAAGACATACATTGAACCATTGACCCTAATGTATTCCTTGATTGTGCATAGCATTCATGGCAGCAATACTTTTGCTGCGAGCTTCCGCATGAAAAATCAATCAAGCATTTGGCGCATTGCTTTTTGTATTTGGTAGGGTTGTAGCCTTTGGCCTTCCCCCCTTCATTCCATTGATCTTTGATGACTCTGCTTTCTTCTTCGACTTTAAAGAGCCAAGGATTTTCCCGATGTTGATTTGCTGATTGCAGTGTGGGCATTTCATTAAACATATATCCTATCTGCTAGGATTGTCAAATCAATTTATTGTAAATCTCAACGATTGGCTTGAGCGAAACGCGCAAAGATTCTCTCTCGTCCGCGCGCCATTGCTCCACCGGCTTGCGCGTGAACAAGTCCGTGAACGAGCGTTGCAGTTTGCCTGCATACGTCAGCCAATGAGTCGACGCGCCCGTGGTTCGTTCTGGGTCGTTCTCTTCACGCCCCGATGACCCTGGAGGCGGAAGGATGCCGAGCATCTGCGCTCCGAGTTTGGCCATGTCGGCTGGCCACAACTCAAGCTCAAGCTGGTCTCGGTTGCGTGCAAGATGAATGGCCTTGGCGGCCTTGTCTGCATCGATGCCGAGCGATGCGAGCCACTCGTTGCGGTTGCCGCGCACGTGGTCTTTGGCGACCATGAGCATCTGCCCACAGTCTGCCATGCGGAGCACGGCAGCGCGGGCGTTTCCTTTGGCCGTTACGGCTAGGGCGTTAGCCTCAGCGTAAGCGGTGCGGATCTCTGTTTCAATTACCGGCAGCGTTAGCGCCGTGATTTCGTTTTGTTCCATATTTATTGGTGTTGGTTTTGCGGTATGTATTGCGAGCCTCTTCGCTCTTGAGTGATGTGCTAGGCGGAAGGCCTGTCGTGTCCAAGAAGTCCATTGCTATTTTCGATATCGCCTGTTTGGTGCAGCCTAGCTCCCGCCCTGCTTCTAGCATGGACATCCCCGCGGTTAGCGGATGACCTAAAGCGAACGCCACGCCCCACAGCGTCTTGCTCCGGCTGTAGCCGTGTTCGGCCAAGAAGCTGATCGTTTTGTTTAAGACGACCAGAAGTTTCTCCGATGCCTCGCGATAGGCCGTCATGCGGAATGCGTGACCGGCCGTCGGATCGTCGAAACTGTAGAAGTCTGGAGTGTAGGAAGCTTCGTCGTATTCCGCCGCGTCGCGTTGGTCGTGCATCGAATACTTTTTGTGCCATAGTTTTTTTCTTTTGCAAATAGTTTCTCGTTTTTTGTCTCTGAATAAAGGGCGCGATATGCCGCTCCCACCAAGAAAAACAGTGGCGTATTTGCAGGCGTCCAAACATCCACGTAAAGCCGCCTGCAAAAGTGTTAGGTGGTCAATTCATTCTGCTGTTTCATTTCTAAAATAGTTTCGGTTGTATTTCAGATAGTCTTTTATTTATTAGCGGAATATATTCTGGATTCAGTTCGCAAAGAATTGCTCCTCTACCTTCCTCCATTGCTACAGCGGCTGTGGTTCCGCTTCCTCCGAATGGGTCAAGAACAACACCACCCTTCGGACATCCAGCGAGAATACATGGCCGAATCAAATCTGGAGGGAAGGTGGCGAAGTGCGCTCCAGCGTAAGGTTTTGTATTTACAGACCATACAGTTCTTTTATTTCTTATATCTTTATTTCCGCTAATCGCTTGCTCTTTGATCGCTTCATTATTGAAGTAATACTTTGGTGATTTGGAAAGCAGAAAAATATATTCGTGTGCCTTTGTGCATCTATCCTGCACAGATTCCGGCATCGGGTTCGGCTTGTGCCAGATGATGTCCTGCCGCAGATACCAGCCATCCGCTTGCAAGGCGAAGGCTACGCGCCACGGGATGCCGATAAGATTCTTTTCTGGTATGCCGAAACCTGATTTGTCTGGTCTTTGGAGTGCCGCCTTCTGATGACTATGACCACCTCCAAACCCGTGTTGACTTCCGGTAAAATTGCCAAGCGATCCGGTTGGCTTGCTTACATAGGAATCCCCAAGGTTTAGCCAAAGCGTTCCATCATCACGAAGAACTCGCTTCACTTCGCTGAACACTTCGACCATTTTTTGCACGAATGCATCTGGAGTTTCCTCAAGGCCCAACTGTTTATCAACTCGCGTTGCGCCACATTTATGGCAATGGGTGCGATTGAATCGGAGTGTGTGTGAAGTGGATGCGTCAGATGTCCCGCGTTTTGGATCATGTTCATTTGATGGAATTTTATGATCGCAATTCGGATCGCCTCCTTCCCATGAGGCAGTTCCGTAGTCACGAAGTCCAAAGTAAGGCGGTGAAGTTACACAGCAGTTTACGGATTGGGCTGGAAGCGTCTTCATCATTTCAATGCAGTCACCGTTTAGTATTTGTGTTTTCATTTTTGTTTTCTTTCTATTTCGTCACCCTATCGACAAAGCGCTGCAAAAAACAATTGTTTTTTTGCGGCGCCGAGTCCCACATAATAAATTGCCCATCAAAAAAAATAACCCCCCCCTTATAGGGGGGTTTTTTGTGGGTAATTTTTTGTGGGTCTCATGGGGTAAAAAAAATATCATTTTTTGTAATTCTTTTTAATTTTTTGTAGTGTCAGTTTTGAGCTTGTCTTTCCATACATTTTTTATGGTTTCTTTGCCACAAGACAGCTTGAATTTATCCAAGCATTTCTGCCACTTGGAATGATCATCTTCTGGGAATGATGCGATGAAGGCAATAACTTCTTGAGTCTGGATTTCATTTAATGCTTTCGGTCTTCCGGGTTTCCCTTTCTCCTTGGATGCTTCTTCTTCTGTTGGCAGAGCACATGGTTCCCAATACAAACCAACTTGGCCGTGCCTTAAACCGATCTGGGTGGTCGTATCGCCGATTTCATCGACTACGCCAGCGCGACGGCCACGTTTGGCTAATAGGAGCCGGAATGTGCCATCCTCCTTTGTTGTTTGAAGGACGCATATCGCCCTTGCCCAGTTCGTGAGTTCGGATGATCCAAGGCCAACGTAGGCGAAGTCATTTGTGTTCCAATGCGCCCTGCTCTTCGAGTCGCCTTGTGGTTTTCCTGTATGGTGACTCCATACCCATGCGAATTTACGCTGAAATGCAATGGGGTTGCATAGACCGCGAAGAAATGCGCTTGCCACGCTTTGTTGGCTTATATCATCGCCGATATAGCTCAAGAGCGGATCGCCAAATACCAAGTCACAATCACCTTTCTTGTCGAGTAGCCTGCCGACAACGTCGATGAAGTCCGCACCGGTCTGAGAAGTCACGCGGGCAAATGTAATGTTTTCAGTCAGCAATTTTACTGCTTGCGCTTGTGGCATTCCAGCATTTGCGACGACATAGGACATGACGCCTTGCACGATCTCGGCCATGTCGCCTGTGTCATTCTCGGCTTGGATGAATAGGCTTTTGAGTT